TCCCCGGTCAGCAGCTTGGCGTTGGTCGCTTCCTGCGCGCCGTTGTCGGGCAGCGCCCGCGGCGTTACGCGAGGGGCTTCACCACGGAAGGAGTTGATGGCGCGCAGCATGGCTCAGGGCGAGAACGGACCGGCGGGCGGCGTGAAGGTGGTCCCGTTGGGGTAGAGGCACGTGTCGTTGATGTAGACCTCGTCCATCCACCCATCATAGTTCTGCGTGCCGTCGTTGCGCCGGCCGACCCGGATCTTTGACCCCAGCACCGACCCGTTGATGGCGTTGGCGCCAAGGCCGCTTGTCGATCCGACCTGCACGCCATTCACGTAGGAACGCAGCGTACCGCCGTCGCGCACGAAAGCCACGAACTGCCACACGTCGGCCGTCAGCGTGCCGGCGGTCACCGTGAACAAACTGCTGCCGATGCCCACTTCAAAGCGGATCTCGCTGGAGATGAAGTCCACACCGTAGGCGGTGTTTGCCCCGCTGCCATCGAAGCGGAAGTCGAAAATGCTGCGGCGCGTGGCGTCCACCGTCGAGGGGCGCACCCAGGCCGCGAGCGTGAAGTCGCTTGCACCAAAGAGCCACTCGGAGGTTGGGGAATACTCCACGTAGGAGCCGGCCCCCGCACTGAAGAGCACGGCCGCAGCACCGTACTTGAACTGCGTGGTGCTGGTCGTCGTCGCCAAGTTCGTCAGCGGCGGGTTGTGGTTGTAGGGCGACGAGTCAAAGATCGTCGTGCCGCCGTTTGACCCTTCGCCGTGCAGCAGCAGGATCACGTGGTTCGGCACCAGGATCGTCGGTGCTTGGCCGGCCAACGCCAGCGCGGCCGCGCTCGGCGCGCTGGTCTGGTTGTTCTGCGCCAGCAGCGTGAGCTTGCCGCGGTCGGTGCTCAACGTGGCCCGGATCTCGCCGGTGAAGTTCACCGTAGCGACACGCTGGTCCCCGATGTTCACCCCATCCCACTGAAACTGGATGTACTTGGGCGGCGCGGCTCCTTCCAGCGTGGGCGGGAAGGTGGTGACCGGGGTGATCTCGAAAGCCACCGGGCCGGCCCTTTACGGCGCAGCGCCGACGTGCACCGTCAGGATGGTCCCGGTCGAGTCCACGCTCACCTCGACGTTGCCGGTGAAGTTCACCACCTCCACGGTGGTGTCGCCAACATCGACGCCGTCCTGCTGGAACTGCAGGAAGCGCGGAAACCCTTCATCCGAGGCAGGCGGGAAGCCGGTGACGGGGGTGATACCGAAGGTCGACATGGCTCACCTCACGAAAGCGCGCGGCATCACCCGCACGGAGCCGGTGTTGAACCCGCGCTGCACCTCGGCCCGCGCGTTGTTCACGCTGGACTGGAACTCGCGCCGGCGCGCTTCGGCCAGCACGGGACTGCTCCACGGCTGCCCGGGGATGCTGTGCAGGTACGCCAGGGCGCCGGACTCGATGCCCGAGCGGTACTTGATCAGCGCCGTCTCCGGGATGCTGATGGCGCCTTCCTTCGGCTGCGTGATCACGGTGACCAGCAGGTTGTAGACCACGTCCGGGATCGGGTCCAACGCGATCTGCGCCTGGGGGATGTAGGCGTACCGGCGCGGCTGTTGCGCGTTGGTGTTCGGGTTGAAGTAACTCGGGTCGCTGGGCACCAGTGGCCAGTATTGCATCGTGCTGCCATTCAGGATGCTGGCCTGCACGGCGAAGACCGCCACGATGTCCTGGTACGGGTCGCTGCCCAGCGCGTACTCGCGCACGTTGGCAGTCGTCTCGCCGGCAATCGGCTGGCGGATGTACTGGGTCTGCCCGGCCCAGTCGCGGTACGCCTTCGTGAAGGCGCGCATGAGCGTGATCGTCGGGCACCGGCGCACGATCTGCGCGATGTTCACCATCTGGTCGCGGGTGTCGACGAAGTTCATGCTTCACCTTCGGAGACGGCCACCTTCGGGGCCGCGGCTACCTGGCCCTTCGTCTTCAGGCCGATCAGTGCACCCCACTGGTTCATGTACGAGGTGGCCTTGCCGAGATCCTGCTTCTTGCTGTTCTTGGCGTAGCACTTGCCCAGCACGTAGAAGGTCAGCGGTGCCAGGTAGCTGCCCGCGATCGGCAGCGTCTCGCCGCTCGATCCGGTCACTTCGGGGATCGCACCGTAGAGGATCTGGATGCTGCCGGCACCGTCGTTGGGCGGCGTCACGTTGAACCGGCGCGGGTCGCGCGGGTCGGCGGCGAAGTGCTCCACCTCGGTCTCGCGCGTGGCCGCCGGCCAGAACCGATTGGCTTCATCCAGCAGGCCGGCGTCGACCTGGGTCACGACCTGCCCGGTCGCGTTCTGGATCACGTCCAGCAGCGCCACGCCGTCTTCCGGGATGACCTGCGAGATGCCCACGACAGGGGTCATGAACTCCTGCCGGGTGTACATGTCGGGTTTGACGTTGGCGGTGGCCGCCAGCGCCTCCTTGAGGTAGCTGACGAGTTCGGGTTGTTCCCACGTGCGGCGAGCCTGGTCCAGCAGCGTGGTGCTCACGCTGTCGAGCAGGTCGCCGACGTTCACCGTCACGCCAGATCGCCCTTCGCCTTCGCCAGGTCACGAACTTGGGCGCGCAGCGTCATGAGGTGCGTGCTGCCGTCCTTGTCGAGCTCGACGCCGTAGTTGCCGGCCGCGAACGCCTTCAACTGCTCGCGGGTGGCCTTGGCGATGTCGAAGGGTTCACCTTCTTCACCGTCCACGGTGCCCATCTTCAGGTGCTCCAGGCTGTTCTGGGTGTCGACCACCGCAGCGCCGCGAAGCATGCCTTGGGTCTGCAGGACGCGCAGGCGTTCGTCCAGGGGCGCCTTGGGGTCGCCCATGTAGATGCGGTAGTCCTTGTGCGTGCGCAGCTTCGGCACGTTGGGGAGCATGCGCCCGTCCTTGATGTTGATCAGCATGGGGTGCTTCTTGTCCTGCGCGTTGCGCGAACGGTTGGCCTCCACCATCTTCTGTTCCATGACTTCGGAGATCGGCATGCGGGGTCTCTCGGTTCAGTTGGAAGACCGGCGCCCGAAGGCGCCGGTTCTCGGGGTCCGGTCCTGGGGTCAGGAACCGGTCGGGCTGGTGCCGGGCGTCATGGCACGGCGGAACGAACCGCTCGTGCTGCCGCCGCCACCGGGTTGGTTGGTCGCGGTACCGCTGGGGTAGCGCGCCTTGGCCTTGCTGCCGGCGTTGCTGCGCTCGGCGCTGATGGTTTCCGGGGGGACCTTGACCGACATGCCGGGGCCATAGGTCGCGGGGTGCTGGGTCTTCATGTGTGCTCCTTGCGTGGGACGGATGGGGCCTTGCAGAAGGCCCCATCCTACTCCGATCAGCTACGCTTCACCACCGCGGTGCCGACGTAGTTCGGGCCGATCACTTCGTAGCCGAAGACCATCAGGCCCCGGATGATGTACCCGAAGTCGTTCGGGTTGTCGATCATCTGGCACTCGACGATCTGGCTGGCGAAGGTCAGGCCCGCGCTGTGGCCGAACATGCAGTAGCTGGCCGGGCCGGGGCTCGACTGGGTCAGCAGGTTGCGCGACTGGTACATCGTGAACCGGTCGATCTCGCCCACCTTGCCATTGCGCGCGATCGACACGCCGTCGCCGGCAAGCGAAGCGATGCGCAGGTCCGACTGCTTGATCAGCGCCATGAACCACGGCGGCGCTACGAACCAGCGGCCCTCGTCGGGCACGTTCTGCTCGTCCAGCACCGTGCCGCAGTCGACGATGAAGTCGACCACGGTGGTCTTCGACACGGCCACCGGGGTGGTCGAGTCGCCGAGGTTGATGTTGTTGCTGTCGGCGCCGGCGGTGGGACCCTGGTTGTCGGCGGACACGTCGGCCGGGATGGTCGTCAGCATGTCCGCGTCGGCGGCGATCCGCAGCTGAATCGAGCCGTCGTTGGCGAACACGTCCGCCAGGTCCAGGTCCGATTGCCGCGAGTCGACCGTCGACAGGGCCACCGCGAACGACTTCGCCTGGTCGATGACCAGCGTGACGCTGTTGTTCGTCGGGTACTGCGCGCTCAGGCCCGCGCCGATCACGTAGTCCGACACCGTGATGTCGGGGATCGTGCGAATCTTCACTTGCGCGCCGAAGCCCGCGATCTCGCCTTCGTAGTCCGTCGAGGCGATCTCGCCGAAGACGGTGGTCTTGTAGAACTTCTCGACCAGCTTGCCCGAGTAGAGTTCGGGGTCGAAGTTGATCGTACCGGCCGGACCGTAGTCGGGGATGCCGGAAGCGCGGGGAACGCCTGCCATGATGATTCTCCAGGAAAGTGGGTGTGCCGGCTATCAGCCGGCGCGGAGCCTCAGCCTGGCCTCGAACTGCTTCCGTTCCTGATCCGTCACCTTCCCGAGTGCGGCCCGCTTGTAGAAGTCCCGGGTCTCGGCTGCCGTCGGGCGCATGAGCGCGCTCGGGTCGGCCGGAGGGAGTTCTCCCGACGGGATGGCGCCATTGCCGTTGGGTGCGACGGGCGGGGCCGGGCGCGGCGTCAGCGTTGCCTTGTACGCGTCGAACATGCGCGCGACCATTGCCGCGTTCTGCTTCTCGACATGCACGTTCAGCAGCTGCTGGCGCTGCACCCCGGTCGCCGGGTCGTCTTCCGCAAGCCACGCCTTCCACCCGTCCGCCGCATCGACTTCTTCGAAGTCGGGGACGAGTTCGATGAGCTTGTCCACGAAGCGCTGGCGCGCGGCGCGGACTTCGGCTTCGCCATCGGCGGTGGCTTGGTCGTGGAGCGGCTTGATCTGCGCGTCCACCACCTTCTGCACCGCCATCTGCGCCGCCCGGTGGGCGACGGATGCGACAGCCTTGGCTTCTTCTTCACCGAGGGTCTCAAGTTGTTCCTTGGTCAGGTACTGACCGAGGTCGATCTCCGACGGCGGGGCGCTGGCTTGCAGTTCCCGGTTCTGGGCCTGCAACTCAGAGATCCGCTGGGTGAGTGACCGCTCACTGACGATGCGCTCCTCGCGTTCGCGACGGAGAACACCTTCGGTGACCTTGAAGCGCTGCTTCCAGTACGCCGGGTCGGTTTCCCGGGGGTCTGTGGGCGGCGCCGGCGGTTGCGGCGGGTCGGTCTCAGCGGTGGTCGCGGCTTCGGCGCTCGGCGGGGCCGGCGGCGCGTCGGGCGCGGGATCTGTCCCCGTTTCGCTGCGGGCCTTGATGCGCTCGTCCAGGAGACGAGAGCGCTCGAGCACGGCGCGAGGGAGACGGACTTCGTTCGTGGCTGGGGAAGCCTGCATCAAGTTCTCCACGATCCAGAGCCACCATCAGGGGTGTCTGGGGTTCGCACGGGATGCGGAGAATCGCGATTCCCATCAAGACGCACCGGCCCGGAACCTTGAGGCGAGGGTTGGGACCGTGCGGTTCAGCTTCTGCTGGGCGGCTTCGATGTCGGCGATTAACTCGTCGAGAACCAGTGCGCGCCCTTGGGTCCGGTAAACCTCTTCACCGGTCGCGGTGCGCAGCTTGGCTTCTATCTCGCCCAGCTTGGCTTGCAGCATCAGGATGAGAGCTCGGCCGTCTGGTGATTTCGAGAACCGGGCCAGAAACTGGAGTTGCTCTTCGGACAGATGCACGCGGGGGATTCTATGCCTACTTCTCCAGATCCCTCAACATTCGTTCGGTGATCTGCTTCGCACGCTGGATGTTTCGCTCCCGCAGGTCGCGCGCCTTGGCGTCGGCTTCGATCTTGGCTTGCAAGTCGTCCACCTTCTCCAGCACGCTGGCCAACACCAGCAGCACGCGGTCGGCCTGGGCCCCCACTTCCACCTTGGTGGCCTCCAGAATCGCCTTGTGCAGCGCAGCAACGTCGTCCTGCGTGGCCGGCGCTGGCGGGGCAACGGGTTCCAGCACTGCGGGCGCTGGTGCGGGTTCCGGTGTTACCGGCGGCGGCCCGGCGGGTACTGTGACGCCGATCGACGGCACTTCCACCACGGGGGCAGCCGCAGGCGGCACCGGCGCTGCCGGCGGGGCAGTGATCAGACCCAGGTTCAACCCCTGAGCCTTGCGCACCACCTCCTCGGTGCCCGGCATGTTCGTGATCTCGGGCGCCAGCGGCGCGACCGCGGGTTGCGGTTCCGGCTGCAGGCCCTTGACCCGGACGTTCGGCCGGCGCGCGATGTACTTTGCGCTCAGGAGCCCGTCGTCCCCCGAGACCACGATCCCCGGCGCCAGGCCCTCCAGCAGCAGAGCGCCCGGATCCGGCGTCACCACGGGTGACGGGATCGGGATCGTCGGCGCCTGCCCCTCCAGCACCAGCGCGCCGGCGCCTGGGCTCACGGTCTGGTTGTCGCTGACCGCTACCGTGGGCGCCAGGCCGGTGATGATCAGCGCGCCGGTCAGCGGGTTCGACACCACGTTGACCGTCACGCTCAGGGTCGGGGCCTGGCCGGCCAGCGCCAGCGCGCCGGCGCCTGGCTGCGCGGCCTGCGAGGCCAGCACCGTCGGGGCTTGGCCGGCCAGCGTCAGCGCGCCGGCGCCGGGCGCCACGCTGATCGAAGCCAGCACCGTCGGGGCTTGGCCGGCCAGCGCCAATGCGCCGGCGGCCGGTTGGGCAACCTTGGAGTCCCCGTTGAGGACCGCAGGACTCTGTCCGGCCAGCGTCAACGCACCGGCGCCTGGCTGCACGATCACGTTCTGCAGCAGGGTCGGGGCTTGGCCGGCCAGCGTCAGCGCGCCGGCGGCGGGCGCCCGGATGTTGCCCTGCAGCAGAACAGGCGCCTGGCCGGCCAACACCAGCGCGCCGGCGCCCGGTTGGGCGATCAGGGCTTGCAGAACGGTTGGAGCTTGGCCGGCCAGCGTCAGCGCGCCGGCGCCCGGTGCACGCACGTTGTCCTGCAGCACCGTGGGCGCCTGCCCGGCCAGCGTCAGCGTGCCAGCGCTCGGCGCGCGCACGTTGTCCTGCACGATGGTCGGGGCTTGGCCGGCCAGCGTCAACGTACCCGCAGCAGGAGCACGGAAGATGTTCTGCAGCAGGCTGGGCGCTTGCCCGGCCAGCGTGAGCGCCCCGGCGCCCGGTGTGACGGCCAGCGACGACAGGACCGTCGGGGCTTGGCCGGCCAGCGTCAGCGCGCCCGCACCCGGGGACACGGTGATGCTGGCCAACACCGTTGGGGCTTGGCCGGCCAGCGTCAACGCACCGGCACTCGGTGTGACCGTGACGTTGCCGCCGGAGGTGGCCACCACCGTGGGTGCTTGGCCCGCCAAGACCAACGTGCCGATACCGGGTTGCGGCTGCGTGTTCTGTGGGGGTTCCAGGCCCCCCACCAAGCTCTCACCGCCAAGGTACGACAGATCTCCCCGGTCGCCGGGGGTGGTCAGGTGCTTCGGGATCTGCGGTTCGCCGGCCACCAGCGTCAGCGCACCGGCGCCAGGAGCCACAGTGACGTTGGCGGTGCGGACGACGGTGGGCGCCTGTCCGGCCAGCGTCAGCGCACCGGCGCCTGGGGTCATGGTAGTGCCCGCTGCTGGAGGCGCAAACGCCGCCAGGATCGACATCATCTCGCCATCAGCGAACGAACTCGGCACCCACGTGATCGAGAACGGCCCCGTCGTGGTGGCAATCTGGAAGATGCCCTGCGTGAAGATGTTGTTGAACGAGTCGCCGTACTGGTCGAGTTCCGTGAAGGAGCCCAGCGTTGTCGTCCACGGGGCGTTTATGCCGCCGCTGTACTCGGCCTCTGCCACCCCGTAGATCAGACAGTTCGGATCTGTCGGGCTCAGGTTGCCCGTGGTGAGCGAGTTCTTCGGCGCCGGGGTGGCAATGTCCAGCTGCTGCGCGTTGAGCGGGCTGACCGTGGCTACACCCGTCCACTCATCCAGCTTCGCGTGCCCGTAGACCGCACTTTGGTTGAAGCTGACCGTGACCGAGGTGATGCCGGCCGGACAGTTCTCCAAGTACGCCAGATAGGCGTACGACTGCTGCGCTGCCGTCGAACGCTTGAGGATGACAGACCACGTGCTACCGAGGTTGTCGGTGACGGTCAGCGTGCCGTCGGTACCCGTGTAGAGCGCGCCGCCCTGCACGACCAGAAGGCGGCCGCTACCACCGGGCGTGTACGTGACAACAGCCTGGGTCGTGTTCTGGACGCTGACAAGCGCCGCCCCGGTACCGACGCGAGCGATCGTCATAGTGCGGTCACCGTCACGCTGTCGAAACCGAACTCTTCGTTGCCCACCCCACCGTCGATGTACCAACCGATACCGGGGTCACCCGCGGTCAACTTTCCAGCGGCGTTGTCCGTGAAGTCGATCAGCTGCGTGGAGTCGACCCACGCCTGGATGCGCTGCCCCTGAACACGGGCACGAAAGACCGACCCACTGGAAAACGAAGGAATGGTCGTGATGGCACTTTGAAGCGCGTTTTGCTCCTTGAATCTACCGAGATTGCAGTACGCGCCGTTGTGCGACAAGTTGATCTCGTAGCACGAGAGAAAGGTGTCACCATAAAACTGGTGCAGCACGACCCCACTCTCCACGCAGCGAAGAAGGATCTCGATCTCGCTGATACCCGTGGGACTGGCGATCCGATAGATCGTGCCCTGGATCTCGTAATCAGTCCCGAATCCCGACAAGACTGCATTCGAGTCCTTATATGGGGGGCGCCCACCACCGCTGGGCTGCGTACCGAAGGCACGGCCACCCAAGGACTTGCCTGCGGTCTGGTAAGTGGTGTCGATCGTCCGCCACGGTGCCGGCAACGGGTTGTTGTCGGACGGGAAGTTGTCGGTGAAGGCCCCCGCTGAAACAACGATGGGGATCTGCCCGGCCAGCGCCAACGCGCCAACGGCGGGTAGCTTGACCACACCACCAGTGCTCGGCGCTGCTCGGGTTGCTGCGGAGGGCCATACGCTGTACGGCATGGCTCTTCCTTACGTGAATCGGTTGCCGAGCGGAGCCCAGTTGATCCCGAAGAAGTCGATGTCCATGTTGCGCGCGGCCGCGGTCAACGTGTGTGCCAGGAAGCCCAGGTTGCACACCGTCGTGGGCTGGTTGGCCGAGTGCAGGAACGCGAACACACCGTTCTTGGCGAACTGCCAGTTGCCGTTCTGCAGGCGCACGATGTCGAACTGGTACCAGTTGCCGGCCACCACGTCGGCTCCGGTGTCGGCGTTGGTGGTGCTGGTGCTGGCCTGGCGCGTGGTGTAGCGCCACTTGGCGCTTGTGGCGGGCACGAACTCAACGAACGCGCCGGCGGTGCCCAGCGAGCCGGCGGCGGCATCGCTCACGTCTTGCCCGATGCCGAGCTTGGCGGCCATCGTCGTGATGGTCGGGATCGACACCAACATGCGCACGCGCGCCACGTTGGCGGGCGCGAAGACCGCAGTCGTGGCCGCGCTGCCGAAGTGAATCCGCTGGTTGTTGCCCGACGTGGCGCCGGTCACCAGGCGCAGGATACCGGGGTGCAAGCTGCTACCGGTCTGGAACGCCATCGTGCCACCGGTCGCGGCCGTGGTGCCCCACGCACCAGTCGAGATGTTGCCCGTCGTGACCAGGGCCTGCGAGGTGAACTCGTCGGCAAAGTCAAAGATGTCGAAGACCACCACCCGCTTGTCGGTGATGGCGTTTGAACCGATGCTGCTGGCGCTGGTCTGCACGTAGACCTGCGCCAGCGGGATGTTGTTGGCCGGCAGCGCCGGGCACACCGGCGCAGCGGCCGCGGTACCCGCGGTGACCGTGATCGCGCCGTTGTAGTTGACGCTGATCAGGTCGATGCGCGGGTTGCTGCCGTCCGCTGCAGTGATCGTCGCGTTCTGCGCGGCGAAGAACGGGAAGTAGCCCTGGATGCGCGCCTGTCCCGCAGCCACGGCCACGGTCATGTCCGGGCTGGCCTGCGCGGTGCAGGTCAGGCCGGACAGGACGCCGTCGCCGGCAAGCGCAGCCACCAGGCCGTCCACATCGGCCTGGTACCAACCGGCCTGGCGCGCGAAAGCCGCGCCGGCCTGGTTCGGGATCGTGAAGGACATGTGCCTACCCCCGGTCTATGCCGCGGGGCGGCTCAGGTCAGCGTGAAGACCCCGGCCGCGGCGAACTGGATGGTCAGCGTGTTGCCGATCGTGACCGTGAACTGCGCGGTCGAGAGCTTCGACCAGCACATGGCTTTGCCGCCGCTGACGCCGATCACGCCGTACTTCACGTTGGTCAGCGGCCCGCCGGTGGCCGTCCACAGCAGGTCGGCCGCGTCGAAAGCCATCTGCTTGGCGCTGGCGCCGGTGGTCCAGGTCATGCTGGCCAGCGCCTTGCCGCCGGTGGTGTAGCCGCCCGACGTGCCGATCTCGTTGGTGATGGAGGCGAAGGTCGAGAGCGTGAACGTCGAGGCGTTGGACGCACTCGTCGTCAGCTTCATCTTGAACGCGGACGTGCCGAGTTGCAGCGTCCCGTTGCCGATGTACTTCTTCGCCTTGTTGTAGAAGGTGAAGGCCGATGCAGCCATGACTCACTCCTGCGGCGCGAGCGTGGCGCCGTGCTTGATCATCTGGGCGATGAGCCCATCCCCATGAACGGCGAGTTCGACCTCGTCGCCCATGAACGCCACCAGGTCGCGGAACTCCGACGCCTGGGAGATCATCCACGGCGTGCACATGAACGCGCGGCCCCCGCACGTCACGGGCATCGTGACTTCATCATCGTTTTCAGGTTGCTTGTACGCGTGATGCTGGGATGCCGAAACGCACGAGTCGAACCCGAACAGGTGGATTCTCGCGAATCCCAGCATCCGCAGCAAGGGAATCGCGCGCAGCACCACCGTGCTGCCGCCGGGCACCGGGAAGAAGTGCCCCGTCTTCTCGCGGATGAGCGCCTCGTTGGCGTCGGACACGCCTGAGTGCCATATCCATGTGCGCTCACGCGGCAGGCCCTCCAGCGTGCTGGGATCGACCTGCGAAGCGATGAGGTACTTGCAGGTCGGGTGCGGCCGGCGCGTGAAGCGCGCGTTGAAGGGGCGGGCGTCCAGCACGATCTGCGCGCTCGGCGCCAGCCCGTTGTCCATCGCCCAGTCGTAGGTGCCGTTGACCGTGATCAGCGCGGCGCCCTCGGCGCGCAGCTGGAAGATCTCGCGGAGGTGTTCCTTCAGCGACGGGCCGCCGGCCAGCACCATGACCTCGCGGTCCTGCTTGTCGAACGGCGTCACATGTTGCCAGCCGGCCTCGACGTTGGTGCGCACGTTGGCGTCCACCACCGTCTCGCCCACGTTGATGCGGCCGTACTCCAGCGCTTCCTTGGCCTCGCCCCAGGCGCTGCAGTAGATCATGCAGCCCTCGTCGGCGCTCTGGGACCAGTGCACCACGGCGCCAAGGCCGGTGAGTTGCTGGATCCACCAGGTCGGAGGTTGCACCGTCAGGTGCAGCGGCTCGCCGATCATGGCCCCGAACTCGTCGGGCACGCACGAGATCTGGAAGAACACGTGCTCGGCCGCCGCCAGGATGTTCTTCAGCACCTTCAGCACGTCCTCGGGCGGAATGTGCTCCATCACGTCGGTGCAGAAGCCGTAGGGAGCGTGGAACGGGATCTCGTTCGTCAGGTCGCAGACCGCGAACTTCAGGCGCCCGTTCTGGGTGCCGAGAGCCTGCCGGACCTCGGGGTCCAGGCAGTTCTCGGCGAAGTCGAGCATCTGCACCCGCGCGCCGCCGAGCGCAGCGATCATGAGCGCGCCGCGCCCGGTCCCGCAGCCGAAGTCGATGACCTCGGCGTCGGGGCGCAGGCGGGCTTGGGCCAGGAACATCGACGCGGCCTGCTCGCCCGGCGCGAAGCGCCGGTACTCAGGCTTGTCCCACATCGAGCGGTACTTGGCGCGCTCCGGGTTCGCCGGGCCGACCTTGACGGTCGGGGCAAACCCGGCCATGCCGGCGGCGAGCGGTTGCATCAGGCGGCGGGGGCGTCGGGCACCAGGCCGTCCACCGTCGACAGGGCCGACTGGAGGGTCACCACGCGTGCCGACAGCGCGTCCACGGCGGCCTGCAGCGCCGGGGGCGGGTTGCCGGCGGCGGCCAGCAAGTCCTTCAGGGTCTGCACCTCGGTGACCAGGCCCGTGGTCTCGCCGGCGATCTTGTCCACCACGGCCTTCGCCGCGTCGAGGTTGGCGTTCGCCGCGTTCACGGCTGCGAGGAGTTCGTCGTTGGTCATGAGAATCCTGTCCAGCTTGCTGTTGATGAGGAGGAGAAGGCCCCGATCGCTCAGGGCGTTGATGTCGACGGTCACGTCCATCAGCCCACCTTGAGGCAAAGTGCCACTTCGGTCGCGGCGCCACCGTCGAAAGCGCCGTAAGTGTAAGCCCCGCTGACGACTTTCAGCTTGGCCAGATCGCAGAGCGCGTTGCCCGCTGCACGGCGATTCGGGATCGGCACGCCGAGCTTGCCGTTGACCACCGGGTAGACCGCGCTGCCGCCGGCGGGAACGCGCCACACCTGGATGCCGCCGTCCGCGGGCTTCGTGGCCAGCAGCGCTTGGTACATGTTCCAGTGCAGGCAGTTGTAGTCGTTCGTCTCGGACCAGTCCGTGACCTTGACCGAGTAGGTGTCGAGCGCTGCCTGCATCGCGGCGCCGGGCGATGACGCCGCCAGCGCGGCGCGCACGGCGACGATCGCGGTGCTGGGGCAATACTTGCTCAGGCAGGCGAAGACCTGCGGCTGCCACGTCAGGTCGGGTTTCTGGCACCACCACCCCCATGCCGAGCCGCCCATCGCTGTGGCGCCGGGCACGGCGGCAAAGTCACGCTGCAGGTAGCCGCGACCGCTACCGCTGATGCCTGCTGCGGAGGGCCAGCAAGACGCAGGCGAATTGGCTACCTGCGTCGGGGGGCCCGGCGTCGGGTTGGCCGGCGGCGGCATCGTGCACCACGCGCCCGCGGGCAGCGCGACGGCAAGCAGCACAGCCGCCAGCCACCTCACTCGACTTCGCCCCCGACCAGTTCGCCCTGGTCGTTGTACTGGTACTTGATCTGCTTCTTGCTGGCGGCCTTCTTGACCGTGGCGTCCTGCGACTGCAGCGCGGTCTCCACCGCCTTCTGCACGACGGTGGCGATCAAGTCGGCCTGCTTGCTCTGCTGCTCGCGGCCGGCGATGGAGGCTTCCTTCTCCATGTCCAGCTTGTGCTCGAGCAGGAGCTTGTCCTTCTCGCCTTGCTGCTGGGCGGCGATCATCTGTTGTTGCTGCTCGGCCTGCGCCTGCATCTGCTGGTCGAGTTCCTCGTCGGAGGGCACCACCTCGTCAACCGGGAGTTCCAGCGACTCGGCCACCTGGCGCAGCAGCGCGGCGCGGTACTTCGTGCCGAGGATGGGCGCGTCGATCGGGTTGGCCGTCAGGCCCAGGAACTGGATGCGGCGCTGCTGTGCCGATTCGCGGATCAGGATCGCCGCGGCGCCGCGCGGCACCACCACGCAGTCACCCTTGATGCTCTCGTCGGGGTTGTAGAGCATCTCGTTGGTGAACGTGTCGTTGATCGTCGGCGCGATCACGTTGAGGTCGATGTTGCTGATGGCCCGGCGCAGGCCCTTGGCCGCGCTGTTCATCAGCATCGAGAGGCCGGTGGCCGTGTCGCCGGCGCCACCCACGTTCTCGTTGCCGTAGGTGTACCGCGGGATGCCCGTGGCGTCGTCGGCGCGCAGTTCCCACTTCTCGTAGGTCGCCATGAGGTTGGCGCTGCGGTCGTCGGGCTGGAAGAAGCCCACGCCGGGGTTCACGCCCTGGGTGGGGTCGCTCTTCAGCTGCCACACCTTCCACGGGAACATCTGCATCGACTGCTCGCCGTCGGCGAGGCGGTCCATGTGCACCCAGGCCATCGGGCCCGAGGCGATCGACAGGTTGTCGGCCAGCGCGCACGCGATGCCGTTGCACATCTTCTGGCTGGTGGACGCCAGGTCCGGGATGCTGCGGCCCCAGAACGCGCCGGGCACTTCGTCGTAGCACGCCTTGCGGTACGGGCGCTCGCCCAGCGGGTTCGTGTTCAACGAAGCGTAGAGCACGTAGCGGCCGCAGATGACCACGTTGCACTCGTACTCCTTGAACTCCTCGAGGCCGCTGACGCCGTAGGACATCAGCATCCAGCCCGGCACGCCGCCCCAGTAGGACAGCGCGTCGATCACGCCCTCGGGTGAGAGCCACATGTAGAGCGTTTCCTGCTCCAGGCGCTGGCGCTCGGCTTCGGTCCACAGCCAGCCTTCCAGGTGGCCGTGCACGTAGTCCTTCAGCGCGCCGTCGATCTGGTCGTCCTGGTAGCCGGGCAAGCCCTTCAGGTCGAACAGTTCGTCGCGGCGGAAGCGGATGCGCTCGATGAACTCGCCCTGCTGCGGCGAGCGCGCGCCAGGCGCCGGGTAGGCGTCGAATGGCGCCACGCGGCTCCAGGTCTGGATCGGGTTGTTGGAGACCTTCGGCTGCCAGCCGTCGCCCCACGCCAGTTCCTTGCGCCGGGTGTAGATCGGCCCTTTGATGATGGCCGCCGGGTAGGTGCAGAAGTCCTCGATGAAGGCGTCCATCGCCTCGGTGTAGCCGCCCTGGTCCAGCCGGTCGGCGATCTGCCGCTCCATGCGCTTGGCGCGCTGCTGGGCCATCTTGACGTAGGTCTTCTCGGCCTCGTCTCGCAGCTTGTCCCCCAGTTGTTTGGCCAGATCCTTGAACTCCTGCGGGTCCATGACCCCGCCGCCGGCCTGGCTGGCCTGCACCATGACCTGCCGGGCCTCCTGCAGCGCCTTGGTGACCACCTGGCGCTTCATGTCCATCGGCAGGTCGGGCACCGGCGTCGCGTCGATGCCCCACGGCTGTTCGCCGACAGGCAGCACGATCTCACGGATCCAGGCCGAGGCCGCCTTGCACTTGGTCTCGGTCAGGTCGGCCCACACGATGTTCAGGCCGCCGTTGTTCTGCAGGTCGGCCAGCGCGTTCGGGCTGTAGAGCCCGCGGCGGGCGCGCAAGCAGTCGAGCAGCTTCAGGTCGATGCGCTGCTTGGACAGCTTGTTGCGCATCCACGCCTTGCGCACGTGGCCGGCCAGCGCGGTCCACGAGTCCTCGGGCAAGTCCTGGGTCTCGGGCGGCTTCTCGGCGTCGCGCTCGATCAACTGCTGTAGGGTCAGTTGCCGGATCAGGGGGTTCACGCCGGCGGGCCGGGAAGGGCCTGCGGGTGAGGCGCCGACGGAGGTGCGTGCGGAGCGGGCAACCATGTTGGGGGCCGATTATGCAAGAAACCCCGGCCCGCGGGTAGCGGAACCGGGGTCTCAGGGGGCGGGGGGACCGCCCGGCGGCAACTGCGGGTTGCGCCACGGTGTGCCCAGGTCTCGGAGGGGGCGCAGCCAGTATAGGCGCCCTACCGACTCCAGACAACCTTGCGACGTTCCACCGGTCGCACCTTGGCCAGCACCACCTTGCGGTCGATCAGGTCGGGCACGAAGGACAGGGCCAGCGAGTCGGCCTTGTCGGGGGACTTGCCCCCATTTTTTTTGACATCCTTCTTACTTTGCAGCTGGATGCGGAAGCGCCCGTCGTAGCCGAAGTCGAGGGACGTGAGTTGGTCCGCCAGGTCGTCCTCGTTGGGGATGCGCCCGTGCTCGAGCCACTCGCGCATGCGGCCCCAGCACTCGCTGCGCTGGTTGAAATACTGCTTGTCGTCCTTGGCCGGCTGGCCCCACTGCACGGCGATGCACGGCGGCAGGCCCTGCATGCGGCGCAGCGCGCTGTCCAGGTCGGCGCCGTTGCCGATGGCGTCGTACGAGATGCAGGCGATGGGGCCGGGCTCCACCGGCACGCCGCGGTCGCTGACGCGGCCCTGCGCGCGCACGATCTCGAACACCCGCGACGCGAGGTCCGGCCCGTCGAAGCCGGACAGGGCGACCTGCCAGTAGACCATCAGGCCCTGACGCAGCGTGATGACGCTGAAGTCGTCACCGAAGCGCGCCGGGTCGATCGCCAGCACCTTCGGGTGCGCGCGGTAGGTCAGCGGGTCGATCTTGCGCCGGCGCGCGCCGTTGACCAGTTCCGGACTGATGAAGTTGGCGTAGCCGGCGCGCGGGAACTGGCCCTTGACGCGCACGCGGACGAAGTCCGAGTCCTCACCGTACTCCTCGACCCACGCGTTGATCTGCGACTTGTTGGAGAACGAGACCGTGCGGCTGTCGACGCGGGTGTACGTGTTGCGCTTGCCCTGCGTGCAGTTCTTGAAGAACTTGCCGGTGGTCTTGGTGGGGTTGCCGTAGCGCAGCCACAGGATCTGCGTGTTCGCGTCGGTCAGCGCGCCCTCGGTGACCTCCCAGATCACGTCGTCGATGGCCGATGCCTCGTCGAAGATCACGATGATCCGCTTGCCCTGGTTGTGCAGGCCGGCGAACGCTTCCGAGCGTTCCTTGGACCACGGGATCTGGTCGATCCGCCACGACTTCTCACGGATCGGGTCGCCCGCCACGTAGAGCGCCGTCGCGGTCAGCGTGAAGAACTGCCGCGCGATGAACAGCCCGTACCACTTGGCGAGCTCGGCCCAGGTCTTCGTGCGCAGCTGCGTGTCTGTGTTGGCCGTCACCACGCCGCGCGTGTTCTCGAACGTCGAGATCGACCACAGGATCATCCACGACACGATGGCCGACTTGCCAACGCCGTGGCCGGCGCTGGTGTCCTCCTCGACCACGCAGCCCTCGCTGCCGGCCTCGCGCAACCGCTCGCCGATGCGGATCAGCTGCTCGCGCTGCCAGTCCTCCGGTCCGGTCTGGTTCTCCAGCTGCGTGCCGGGCTCACCCCACGGGAAGGCCCAGAGCACGAAGCCCAGGGGGTCGTCACGGAAGCGGTCCAGGTCGTCGAACAGCGAGTCGAACGCCGTGCCCTTGATGAAGTCGTTGCCCATCTTGCGGAAATCTACAGGAATGGGGATCCGCACCTCATCCGGGATGCGGGTGTTGAGGGGCAGACCGTCGATCCCGCCGTTGAAGCGCGGGTCGTGGACTGGCAGCTTGGTGTGCGGTGGGAGTGGAGGCTTCGGGGGCTTCGGGGCGTTGAAGAACGCCTCGGCCTTGGCACGGGCGCGGGCCTCGGACGCCGCGCGAGCCTCGGCGGCTTGCTGCGCCAGGACGGCATTGGCGCGCTCGAGCGCGGCACGCTCGGCGCTGGAGAGGGGGTTGTAGCCCGGGTCACGCTTGCCCGGGGGCGGTGGCAGCCGGCCACGCTTCGGGCGGGTCGGCCTCGGGATCGGCGGGTCGGTCTGCCAGAGGTATCGAGTCGGCTTGCGACCCCCGCCCGGCTTGTTGCGCCGTCCCGCCACGCGCCCGCGTCAACCGCCGTTCACCTTGGTCGGCGCGATGACCATGCCGGCCATGTCCTCGGCCGAGTCCTCGAGGTCCACCGACTCGGCCATGCCCTCGTAGGCGGCCGTGGGGTAGCCCTCGGCGGCTGGCACCGCGCGGCGCTGCGCCGGCGGCATGTGCTCGACCACCTCGGCCGCCCGCATGGCGCCCGTGGTGCGGCTGGCGCCCAGCGATTGGCCGATGCCGGTGGCCTGGGCGCGGAAGTTGGCGGGGTCGATCGCGCGGGGGCGATGGGTGCGGTCACCAGAGTTGTTCATCGGAGGTCTCCTGCGAGTCGATGACAGTGGAGGTCGGCGGGATTATGCGCGCGTCCTCCACGTCCTGCGAGGGGGTGCGCGCGGCGCCATAGGCCCGCCGGCGGCCCTGCTGCAGCCGGTCGGCCAGCGCCGCGGCCAGTGCGTTCACGCCCTCGCCTTCGGCGTCCACCAGCTTGAAGTGCCTGGCGAAGAGCGTGAGGGCCGGCATGGGGTCCACGCGGCGGATCTTGACGGTGTTGACGGGCTGGAAGCGGGGCACGCCCTCGGCGTCCACGCCGTCGCGGTCGTACTTGGTCTCCACGTCGATGCTGACGATGGTGGCCGCGGTGTCGTCGTCGAGTTCGTGGATGGGCTTGAGTTGCCCGTTTTCGTCGTACAGCCCGCGCACGTCGGGGAACGCGAAGCGCCGCATCTGCCGGAAGACCATGTCCGGCGTGACGCCAGCCGCTTCGGCTGCTTCGCCCCACAGCGCGCCGATGCGCGCCGCCACGTCCTTGCGCGCGAGCAGCGCCTGCCCCTG